TCATACGTCCCTCTAGTGGTTCATAGGCACACACCCTCCATAATTGTTCAGGTAAATTATCCACTCTTCTAGGCATATGTGTATTTGGTCCTGGTCTAGGATCTTCTAAAAATAGTTTGCCTGAGTTTTTAGGAACTTTAATGTAGTATACACCTGACCACATAGAATTAGGATGTGTATGTGTTTTATTATAACTGTAGGTTGGATTAATATTAGCCCACATATTGCCAAGTCCTAGTTTACCTGTAATACCAAAATCTTGATTACACTCATAAGCCATTTTAAATAGTTCATCGATAAGAGGTTTGTATTCTTTTCTCTTATCCATGTCTGTTTTACTATGCCAGCCAAAACCAGAGTTAGTTTTCTTTTCTCCTTCAGGATCTGCTTTACGCCACTTTTTTATTTCTTTAAATAAATACTTATTAAGTTTT